TCTATGTCGCTTCTACTATATAGCTTTTTTGCACGTATTAATTCTTTGCAAAAAGGTCTGCTATTTGTTAAATCGGCATCACTAAATCCTGACTTCCAACCATAAGAATAACGAACTAGAATCTCTGTGGTTTGAGGCTTAACATTACCAACTGTCTTACTTAAAGGCTGAACTAACTGCCTTGAAATAATGATATTGCTATTAATACCCTTGCCTATCTTCTCTTCGCTAGTCTTTAATATTTTTCTATCTTCTAAGTCTTTTAAGATATTGTTAATTGTCTCAACGCTTTCGTCTAAAACCTCTGCTAATACTTCGGGAGTAACATCTTTTTGTTTTGCAATTTGGTCTAAAATATCCGATTCTAATTGCGTAACATCTGCAAACATATAAAAGTCTGCTTCTTCGCTAAAACGCTTTTTAGACTTCCATACATTATAAGATTCTTGACTTTCGCCAAATTCATAAAATACACTAAAGTCTTGCGCAGCAAATTCAGCATCTAATTCTGCTCCTAACCAAGTAGCAACCTCTTCATCACTTAATGCGTATCCTGTTTTAAGCATCGCACTAGCTTGTTCTCTGTTGATTTTACCTTTGTTAAACTCACGAATAATACGTTGCATATTCTGCCACTCACGACCTTTTAAACCTTTAATATGTTCATTAACAGATAATACTTCAGTTGCAGGTAATGGGTTGCCACTTGCATCTAATTGAGGAGCATTTGTTGAAGGCAATCCAATTAATGCTCTAATTTCATCAGGGGTCATAGATTCCAAAACCTTATTAGCTACTAATGGACTTAGTGCAGTTATTCCATCAACAACTCTTTGTGAAGCACTTGATGCATCAGCTTGTAAAATTGGTAAGTTTAATTTTTCTCTTATTTCATCCTTAGTCATATTTTGACTAATAATCTGCTCACTAAACTCAATACCTATTGGCTCTGTTGGAATAATCTTTATTTCAGTAGTTACTTGCTTGTATTTAGCTAACATATTAAATACACTTTCTAAGTGCATTTGCTTAGCATTAACGTAAGTATTTTTAAATATTTCGTAACCATCACGCATCTCTGTTCTAGTTCCTAACTTACCTGCCTCCGCAATACCCATAATAGAAGGAGTAGTTACTTGATGCCCACTAAAAATGTTAGTCTGTATTAATTCGTCTATCTTACCAAAATCTTCTTTTGTTAAATCACTTGTTCCTAAATCATCAATTACAGGCTTTCTTGAAATGTCATTAACAAATGCAATCATATATTTTTTGCCATCTGCACCACTATATGTCTTTCTTATGCGTTGGTCTACATTGCGTTTTTCTTCATCGTTAGGTTCACCATTAGGTAAAGTAATAAGTTTACTAGCAGAAAACCCTGTTTGTGCATTACCTAAAATATGTTTTGATACCTCAATATCCGATTCAATATAGTTTAATGCAGCAAAATAACTAGGCAATCCATAGATACCTATATTAGGTCTGTATTCTTTTACGTACAGAATTTGTTTGCCTGTTGGTAGTTTAGGGTTAAATGCAGCAACAACTTCGGGTTTAATCTTGTTATCCTTCCAATCCTCTTTATACCAATACTGCGTATTATCTTTATTTGTGCGCATCTTAGTGTAATCACAATGCCAAATCTCTGCAAGGTTACCTGATAAATCCCAAATGATTTCTAAAAATGCACCTCCAAATATTTCAATATCTAAAGATACTTTTCTTGTTAAATCGTTTAACGATTCAACTCTATTAGCTTTATCAATAAAGGCTTGTGCATCAGGTTTGCCTGACCAACCATTGCCTGTAATGTAGTGTACCTTGCTTTTAATAATTGCGCTATGCTTAGAAGACTTATTGTATAAGTCAACTATGTAATCAGGGTAATCATTGTTTTCGCCATACTTAATGTAACCGCCATCGACCCCTTTCTTTTCTTTAAATTCAGGTTGTCTAGCTTCTGCGAATGTTAATACTCTTAAATCTATCATTGTCTAATTGTATAAGTGTCTGTTGTTGTAAATTGATTATATGACAAGGTAGAACCTGATAGCCACATAATGCCTGTTTCTAGCTTGTTTAAGCCTGTTATATTTAAGTTGCTACTGCTTACCTGTTCGTAAACCTCGTAGGTATATTGACCCTCTAATGCACTAGCAAAATTAGTGTTTGTAACTATGTTAAATTCATTGTATCTGTCCTTGTACAAACTTACGTCAGATGCGTTTAAAACTACAAATTTAATTACATTATTGCTACTTCTGTTTGTAAACACAAAAAGGTAGTTAGGGTTAGTCAGTAACTGCTTTTCAGTTAATGTCATAACAATAGTATTTGTTTCTGTTTTTGTCAAGTGTATCATCAATTATAAATAGCATTTATATGAATATTTACAAAATGAATAAGTAAAGCTAAAACTTGACTTATGTTGTAATAAAGTAAGTCAATAACTTTACTTTTTGACACATAAAAAACCCCCACCTAGAAAACTAAGCAGGGGAACTAAACTATGAAAAACTACAAACTTTTATCCTGCAGTTGTAAGTGCAGCAGCGACTGCGCTATTTACTTCAGGTGCTAATGCAGGTTCTGCGCCTGTAAAAGTCAAAGTGTAACCACTTCTGTCTCCATCAGCAGTTCCTGATGTTGCATTTCCTGCAGTCAAATCTAATGCTCTTGTTTTACCTAAGTAGAAAAACTTTCCATTATTATCTTTTGCAACTGCTACAAGTCTGTTCTGCGCTAATAACAAGATTTCATTTCTTGTATTTGCTTGTAGCTTATTTAAAATTATTGTTAATTCAGGTGTAAAAAACAAAGTACCATTTTGAACATTTGATGCTACATTCTCTGTAAACATAGATGTTCCTTTTGTTAATTCGTATTTGTAGAATCTTTTACCTACCGCTTTTGTTAAAGCAGTAATTACACCACTAGCTTCGGTTGTAGATGTTACATCTGAACTTGCAATAAAATAAACTTCCGTAATACCACCTAGTGAATCACGGCAATCTAAGGTATATCCTTGTGTTAATGCGCACGGCATATTTTCTTATTTTATTGTTTTAAAAAATGGGGAGTATATTTCAACTCCCCTAATTATTTACATTATTACTTTCACGATTTCATCAGGGAATGCGATATTCACACCCATTTTGAATTCACAAGCAAATCTTACTTCATCAGCTTCTTTAGCAAAGAAGATTTCAAACTTTTCTTCTTCGTTTAACAAGTCTGTACCTAAGAATAAGTTGCTTAATCTTAAAGCAAATACATCATTAGTTCCGTTCAAACCTGCAACCGCTACAACTTTAATTGAAGTACCCGGCAATACAAATTCAGAATCAGCTTTACCATCAAATGCATAGTTGAACATATTAGCGTTCTTCAATGCAATAGTGTAAGTTCTGAAAGTATCTTGACCTACGAAGATAGTCATATCATCAGCAGCTACTACTTTAGCAGGAATTGCTTTATATACACCATCTAATAAAGAAATTACGTTTGAAGCAGTAATAGAAGATAAAGGCGCACCTGAAACAAATCCTGATACGTTAGCATCAACAACTCCTGAAGCAGCACCAATCAATTTTATTAAACCATCAAACTTGTTTAAGTTACCATTTGCAGAAGCAGAATCTCCCTGCCAAATTGCAGTCTCTAATTGAGAAGCAATAGTTAAAGCCTTTTTATCTGTGTACTCTTGCTCGAAAGGAATAGAATCGTACATAGAACCTGTTGGTAAAGCCTTTTGTAAATACTTAGCTTCTAATGTCTTAGGACATAAAGCCTCTTGTACTTTAACTTTACCTACTGTTACTGTTCTTTGTGTGAAAGAAGTTGTACCTGATGCGTTCCAACCACAAGTACCACCTGCTTGGAAAAATGCATCTGTGTCCATAATGTTGATAGTCTCTGCAGACTTTACACCAACCATTACGTTACCTGCACTCTTAATTAAAGATGCAGTTTTTGCGCCTAATACTGAAGCCGTAACCAATAATGCTTCGTTCTCTTTAGTATAGTTCGCTAATGTGCTTACTGAAAATGCCATTGTTTATTAATTTATTTGTTTAAAATTGCGTTTCTATATTTCTCTAATCTTTCGTATTTACTATCATTAGTATTTACGTATGATTGAAATGCGTTTGCTGCTTTTTGAGTAGGCTCTGCAGTTGGGGTGTTTGAAAGTGCTTCTACTAATTCAGCTACTTGTGCAAACCCACTTTTAACTTTGCTCTCTAATTCAGCAATCTTCGCATCTAATTCCATTTTTTTCTTCTCGTAGTCATTCTTTAATTCAGCAATCATTGCATTTGTATCTTGTGCAGGTGCTACAGGAGCAGCAGGTGCAACAGGTTCAACTTCTACAACATCTTCTTTTGGAGAAGAAATTTCTAAGATAGCACCTAATTCATCAACTTGAATAGATGTACCATCCATTAATTGATGTTCGCCTACAGGAGCAGGAGAACCATCAGCCATTGTAACCATACCACCGATTTCTAAAGCAGATATCATAACTTTCGTTCCATCTACTAAAGAATATTCAGCCATTTCCACCTTTGTAACTTCAGGTGCTACTTCAGCAACAGGAGCAACAGGCTCAACAACTTGTGGCATATCTTCAAATAAGGCTCTTATTTGCATTAATGCTTCTTTTGGATTCATAAATATTTTAATATAAATATTAAATAAGTTAAAATGTTATCACTTAACCGTTTATCCTTATTATTTACCGTTCATCACATTTTTTAAAAAAAAGTGTACCAATGTTTGGAACGTGTACATAAGCTGTGTATATTTGTTATGTGATTGAGAGATAACCAATAAAAACCACTATTATGAGCCACAAAATTTTACCTCCCCCATTAGAAATCAAATTGTTCCTTTATTTTTTAGGAGCAGCCTTTTTTAGCATTATAATCCAATTATTAATCAAATAAATATAAACTATGAAAAATCTAATTGAAAAGTATGAAAGTTTGGGTTTCCATCTTTCTGTAAAAGAAGAACCAATGTTTGTAGGGTACTGTACTAAGAAAGTTAGTAAAGCAAGATTCCCTAAGCCTTTATTCAACTACAGATTTAGAAGTGCTGAAAGAATGGCTGAATTCTGTAAGGAATGGATTGAAAGAGTAGAAATCAATATGAATTCTTTAAAACAGATAAAAGAGCAGAAAAAGATTGCTCAACAAAATATGAAGCATAGTTTTGAGGTTGGTCAGGTTCTTTACAACAGTTGGGGTTACGACCAAACTAACATTGACTTCTATCAAATTGTAGAAGTGAAACAAAAATCAATTAAAATAAGACCAATTTATTCTTATCAAGTTAAAGGTTCTGAAGGTTTTATGTGTGCTAATGTTAAGCCTGCCATTGACCAATTTAAAGGTGAACCAATCCTTAAAAAAGTTGTTGTTTCTGTCAGTTATAATGGGAATGTTAGTTACTACATTAAAGCAGAACACGGTTGCTTTTGTCAGTATGCTGCTAGTCAAGAAGGTATTTATTCTAGTTGGTATGCATAAACAAAATAAATTTTGCTATTTATAATAAAATCCTTAAATTACATATATGAAAAAAATGATAGTAGATAACAAGCCAATTCAGATTGAGCAAAAAGAAAAAGTGTTAATTGAATTAATTAACGGTAGAAAACCTGTCAATGCTTATGAAGAACAGATTGCTGCCCAATTAGAAGAAATGAAGAAAAATGGTCAAGTGCCTTACATTCCTTCTAACCTTTAGCCTTCAATAAAAATTTATTGTATGCATTCTTATTTAAGATGGTTTCAACACCATCTTTTTTACTATAAATAAGTCTAGGTGTGCTTCCGTTATTATCATAAAGATGCAATTCATTAAATGTATTATTTGAAGCTAATTTTGGGAATATTGAAGATACTTCTTTATGCATATCTTTAATATAATCAGTTGGTACATTTCTACCTGTTTTTTCTCCTCTTGCTGCTGCTCTATCTAAAGATGTTTGAACATCTGTAGTAACATAATGTGCTACCACTCTTTTTCCTGCATCCCTTTGTTGTTGTGCTTTTTCTGCTACTTTTTCAAATGAGCCATCACCAACTGTATCAATAACTGCATCCATTTTCAAATTTGCAGCATTATTTATTACATCTTTTGTAATCTTTGAACTTTCTTCGTGAACTAATGAAGCAGCTTTTGATTCTCTATTTTCTGTCATCTTATTATATTCAGGTAAAGTTTCCTTAATTGAATCAGGGTCTACTCTTAATATTCCCTGTGGGTATACAACCTGACCTGAATTTTCTAATGAACTTTTACCTGTTGCAGGTGCGCCACCTAAAAAATAAGTAGTGCCTAAATTAGTAGAACCTTGATTTATTTTATCCTGTACTATGCTTTCGTGAAAAGCAGTTCTTTCTTCATTATAATTTCCATCTTTATCTTGATATAATTTATCTGTACCATATTTAGGGTCAGTAGAACTTGTTAATTTATCTACACTAGCCTTTGCTTCTCTAGCATATTTATCAGCAATTTCTTTTGCACTTGCTCTACCTGTTTTACCTGATGGTTCTTTATCCCCACCGCCTTCAGGTCTACGACCACTGCCCGGACCACCTAATTCAACTTCTTCTAGAATTTTATATATTTCATTCATCACCTGTTGTTCTTTAGAAACTTTAGGTGCATAGTTAAAAATGCCTTCAATAGAAAATCCATTAACCATTCCCTGCTTAACCTTATCCCATACTTCATCATTTTCTACTAGCATAGAAACAAACCAACTACCATCAGGAGCATCTTCAAAACCTTTCATTGGCTCAATACCTCTTGACTTATCACTAATAAAACTTTCAAACATTGTAACCCCTGTTTCTGCTTTATTAGGGTCGTGCATTAAGTTTACGTTGTTTTGATAGCCTTTTTTAAAGTATTTCTGAACAATCTTTGTAATAGTATCTTTAGAAAAAGCAACATAGTAATCCCCAAAAGAAGCATCGCTTCTAAAAATAGGAGTGTCAGCCAACATAGCGCAACCACTAATAATGCGCTTATCTTCACTAATAATTTGAAACTTCTGTTCATTTTTAAAAGCATTCCAATTCTTTTGAATAGCAGGTCTATCGACTAAGGAAACGAATTGCACCTCTGCATCATCATTTAAGTCATCCGATATTTCCAACATATATAAAGGTAATTCCATACTCATAAATAGTGTTTTATTAAATATTAACTAAATCTTGCTCTTTGTTTAATTGCAGCAATTCTTTGTTGATTGCTAGTAACATCACTTTCTACTACATATGCTCTAACGGCTTGATTTCCAATATCGTTAATAGATTGTTGACTTATGTTAGTTGTTGATGCTCTTGGTAATTGAGGTAACATTGGTGCTGCAGATGATACAGATGGCATACTTACATTACCTCCTGCAGAAGATGGGTTTGCCCCTGACTTAAATTTAGCGATACTTGTTGCAGCTATAGTTGCAATGCTTACACCTGCTCTAATTTTTGCCGCAGTTGCAGAAGTTGTTTTAATAATAGCACCACCATCAGGGAATGCAGTCCAAGTTGGATTAGCATAATAACCTGCTATTTCTCTTTGTGTATCCACAACTATTTTTGCAATAGCTAATGCTTTGTCAATTACAAATAATGCATTTGCTAATGCTTCATTTTTACCTGCTAATGATGCAAGTATATTAATGCCGGCTGATACGGCTGCAAATTTCGCATCTTGTAATTCATATTCTGCTTGTAATAATGCATTATCATATGCTCTTTTCCTATCTAACTCTGCCTTTTTTGCATCATCATCTATTTTATCTAAATCATATTGAGCAAGTAATTTAATATTTCTTATTATTTCATTTTGACCTTCTATACCCTGCTTTTTAAATTCTGTATCTGCATACATTTCTCTAAGGTCATTATCTAACTTCTCTTGTCTAATTGCCCTTGCTCTTAAAACATCATCTTTTTCTGCAGCAATTGATATTTGAGCAATCTTATTAATAAATTCTCTTGATTTTTGCTCATCTTCTAATTTAATTTTAGCATCATCTTCTCTTTTCTTTTTTAATCTTGCAGCCTCTTGTAAATCTAAAACTTTTAGTTCAGCATTTAATTTTGCTCTTTGTGCTATTTCTTCATCAGTTGCATCTTTAAGAAGCATCATTTGAAACTTAATTCTTTCTTTTTTAGCATTATAAATTTCAACTTCTTTATTTTCTTGCGCCTGTAAAATAGCAATAGTATTATCAATTGATGTGATACTAGCTTCAACTGCTTTTTTAAGATTCTCTTGTTCCCTTTGTGCTGCGCTTGTTATACCAACCCAATCAGTAATAATTTGAACTATTTCTGCAACCTTATTTCCAAAAGCAGCAAGACCCGGGAATGCATTTTGAATAGCAGATTTTACTTTGTCAAAATTAGCTATTAACAAACCTAATCCAACTATTAATGCACCATATCCTGTAGCTATAATTGCGCCTCGTAATGTACTAAACGCAGTAACAACCTGTGTTCTAATAACTGCACCTAATTGTTTAAATGAATCAATACTTTCTCCTACTGATTGCAAACCTTGTGAGATTGCCATAGCAGATTGTACCTTTAATAATGTCTTTTGTACATCTTCCGATTCTTTACCGAATAAAGCCATTGCCCCTTGTACTGCTCCAAATCCACCTGCTACTCCTGATAAGGAAGAACTTAATGCTTTAAACTTAGCATCAGGATTAAATGCATCAACCAAAGACTTTGCATCTCCAATCCTATCCCTTAGTTCTGCTGCTCTTTTTGCTGCCTCTACTGCTTCTTTTGAAGTAGCACCGAACTTTTCGGACAATGTTATTACTTCTACTTGGGCTTCTCTAAGTTGCTTTTTAAGTGAACCAACAGAGCTTTCAGCACCTGATGTATTTACGTTTACGTTTAAATTTAAATTCTCTGCCATTAGTATGTTGTTTCAATTACTTTTAATAAACTTATTTTGGTCGTGTTGTATTCCATAGGGTTAAAATTCATAACCTTATTTAATCTAAATAGTACCCCATCAATCCATATATACTTGCTAAAATCTAGGTTGTTAATATCTGTCGTATTTAACAAAGCAGAGCAAGTTAATAGTTTACTATCCTTGCTAGTTATTTCTGCAATATAGTCGCTATGATAGGCATTAAATACATTTGTAGTTGGCAAGCTAGTTGCACTAAAAGACAACTCTTTAGGTGCGCCAAAGTTAATATCATTTGTAGGTGTATAAGGGTCATCAAGATGCCCTCCATATCCATAAGTAGTTATTGTATCAACTACTGACGCTACATTTAGAATATTATAACTCGTTCTACCTGTTATCTTTTTAGCTTGCATAATCCTAATAACACTATCCATTGAATTTTCTTTAGTGTTATTATCAGATACCTTATAGATTGCAGGGTATATTTTATCTGTTGATACCTTTTGATACAATACACTTGCTGCAAATATAACATCAAGCGTATCTACTTCTTTGCTAAAATCATATTCTGTATCATAAATTCTGTCGCCATATCCTTCATTGTACTTTTTATTATAGTTCTCATTATAAAAGTCATTGTCTTGTTTAAACTTATAATTAAAATATCTTGCATTTAATTCACTCATAGGCTTAATGCTTAAAGGCTTAGACCTGTCTATCTTGTTAGACCAATCCAAAGAATTTGCACTAGTATCAGGGTAAAAGTTAATGTAAGGTTTTATGACTATCTTTTTGTCATCCCAAGTATCTTCATAAACATATAGGTTAAACATTTTAACTATGCTTAAAAAGAAATCTCTTTGAAATATCCCTCTTGGTATTGTGTCATTAATAACTATTCCATCATTATAATTTATAGGAACAGGAACAAATGAATCGGAAAAAAAAGATACTTGTGCTTCTGTTAATAAAATAGGTGGGTCATCTCTGTTAGGTGCAGTATTTGTAAACCTAAATCTTATAACATCGCCTGTGTTTACTAACATTTCAAATCCTTCATCTATTCCAAATGCGCCAACAAAATTAGAACTATAAGCAATAGTGCTATTTTTATATATGTAAAATGTTCCGCTTGTAGAATCCCCACCAAAAGTATATTGCATACTTAGGTTTATAGAAACAGACCCTGAATATGTAAATGTACTTCCACCACCGCCAACAACTAATCCTGAACCGGTAACTGTATCAAATGAAACTGCAGTCGTGCCTGTAATTTCTAAATTCGTTGTTCTTGTAGCTACATTTAATGTGCCTGTTGTTTTAGTTAAAGCCTTTTGATTATGTGGAATAATTAGTCTGTTAAATAGTTCTTGGTCGCCTGATAACAAATCTAATGTATAAGTATAATCTGTACCTGCAAATATCTTGTTTATATATTCCTTAACAAATAAAGCAGGTCTATATGCAGTTACTTGAAAGTTTACTTTGTCTGTACTTACATTACCATAATCAATTAATGGATAAAAATAACCTGCGCCATATACTGCGCTATTATTACTTCCTCTTGCACCTGATACCTCCCAACTAGCCTTAATATTAGCTACATTATAATCGTGGTTATATGTACTAAAATCTAAATCATCATCAGTATTAGTATTGCCTGAAAGTCTTTTATTGCCTAGTGCAGTTATAAAACCTCCTAGTTCTCCAAATACAGAACATTGATATTCGATTGTTTTGTTATCAACTACAATCTCTAATATCCTTAATGTGCCTTTAAAAATCTGTATCTTGTCAATGAATATTCTACATTGAGCAGACTTAGAAGCATTAAAATTATAGTTAACATTAGGCAAAGTATTGTCCGTAAAGTTTGCATTACCTAAATCAAATACAAAGCCAAATATTTTGTTGTTAATAGCTGTTCCCGAAATATTAATAGTTTTAGAATAAGACGTATTTCTACTTCCAAAGTCATTAACATCATCAATAGAATAGTTAAACTCTGTACTTATATCTTGCAATAAATCTAATTTGTAATCCTCAACATATATCTCTGTACTTATCATTATCTAAATTGACTTGTTATATATTTACCAACCTCAATATCTATTTCAAAGTTAAATAGCTTGTCCGAACTTTCTAGCTTATACTCATAATTCGTGCTGCTAATTGTAACAGGGAAGTATGCACCTTGTACTTCCATATAAGTAATAGTACTTGCAAATAACTGCCCTAACCATTCATAATCTTGTTGACTTACCCAATCGGAAATAAGATGAAACTTATCCTTATGCTGAATAGCGTAATTTAGAGTGGTCTCATTGTACTTATTGTATGAATCAATATTACTCATTGTATTGCCTGTTAGCTGCCAATCATTGCGTCTATATGATGCTCTCTGAACCTCTGTTGACCTCTTGTTAACTAAGGCAAACTTCATTGTATCCCAACCGCCTAATCTATTTAAGAAATGTAAGTTATACTGCTTGTATTTAGGATAGCACTTTTGTTTAAATTGTAGCTTCCTAGATATTGCAACTCCTCTCTTTAAATAAACATTATAGCCATAGCTATTCTCTGTAATTAAAGTTCTCCCTGCAAAAGTATTAATATGCCCCGCTTGACAATTAAATAAGTTCATTTCGCCTGATAAGGTAATGCCGCCACTAGCAGTATCTATAACCGACCCCGATTCGTTTATTACGTCTATCCAAGCAAAATATGTACCTGCCGTAACCTTAAAATATGTAGCATAAAAATTGTCTCCATACTCTATTGTAATATCCTCTGTATCCCTTTCGGTAATCCAATCATCTGTGAAGTTCTCGATTAATAGGTTGTCATAATAATCCGATAGAACTAATGGAGTATTGCTATTAACAAATAGAATGTCAGCAAACAATGGTGGGTAATAGTTATATGCGCTTAATGCGCCTGATGCTAAATTTGTGTAAGTTATTAGGTTACCACCACCACTTGCATACTCTTCGCCTACCTGTATTGTAGAATTAACTTTTATCTTGTCATTAGACGCAACTAAAATAGAACTACCTGATGGCTCAAAGTAGTTAGTAACATATGCCCTAACCATTGGTGATGCATTAAATACACCATAGCTACCTTCTGCTGATGGTGATGGGTATACCTTAGTTCTACTTACCTGTGAACCATTAACGTACACATCATAAACAAATTTAAATGCAGTAACTCCTGCTGCATTTACTAAATTTGAACTAGAAACGTACCATAAGTCATCGTGCATACTTGAATAAGGTGCAGGACTACTTTGAATTGTTATTGCCATTTTTTATTTCTTTACCGATTTGTCTAATTTTAATTTGTATATCTTTACCTAGTGCAGCCTCCATAACTTCGTAGAAGTTCTTTCCAAAGGTAGCCTTTTGCGCATTATCAAAATAATGTGTTGACCTTATACCCTTTCTATGTATCGACCTAGCTACAACATAAGCTAAAGACTTTTTTGCATCTACTGCCTTACCTTCCACACCTAACTTTCTGTAAGGCTTTACAGATACGGCTTTAAGTTTGTTATACCCTAGCCATTTTTCTACTGCTGAAATAGGTATGCTCTTTTTAGCAGGATTAAACTTGTAGGGTGTTTTTGCATCTGCCTTTATGTTTCTTGTACCTTTAACACCTTTATTTATAAAATCCCAATATTTAGATGCTGCATCGCTTTTAGGGTAACCAATTGATAATGTATATGTTGTGCCAAATTTAGTGACATACATTCTAATATCATTAATTGCACCCGAAGCTATTGAATTATTTGCTCGTAGGTTCTTTTGAGCCTGTAATATAAAGTCAGCACCAAAGTCTTTCAGCAACCTTTCTGCAACAGGAAGGCTATTAGGCTTCATAGGTTGTTCACCTATGGTATTTAAAAAACCTTCCCCTAATGCTAACGCTTGTGCTTTGCTTATGCTCATATCAATAAATAGAATAATGGGCTTAAAATAACTAACCCCACCTTTTTAGGGATGGGGTAGTAAACCAAAAATCCAACTATGAATATTTACCTAACCTTTTTTATCTGTTCATTGTCGTAATCTGTCTTAGATTTTAAATAGGATAATATGTTCAAACACTCTATTGTGCTAAGTTCATACGCTTCGCTAACTCTGCAATTTTCGTATTCGGCAATAAGTTTGGTGCTATATTGCCATCCAAAATAATGCATAAACTTTGAACCACCTCTTTCGCTTGTTCCTGATTCATCCCTGCTGCCACCATCTTGTTCTCCAAATAACCCTGTGAAACTTCTATCCAATTTCTGTATACTTGATAAAAAAAAACCAACGAGTGATA